TTTCTAGCCTCATTGGATAACCTGAAGCTATGATGGAATCTTCTATTCCGTGCGTTGTTACATTACTTATTCTTGGCATTGTGAAGAAGGGGATTCAATTAAAAAATCACGAGAATATATAACATTTTTCTTATATCTTTTTAAACAAAGTTTGCAAGGGATAAAAAATCTAATCTTATTTCTCTATCTTCTCAATTCCTCGAAGATAGAGAATACACCCCCTATTGCTAGACTTTTCTCCATCTGCAAGGTAGCTAGTCCTTCTGAATTATTTCTTGATGATATAAACATCCTAAAAAGGACATAGCATACCAACTCGAAGCACTCGATTATTTAAGCGTTTTTTTAATTTCTTTTTTTATCTACAGAAATTGTGACCGTTTCTTATATTCTGTAGAGCCTGTTTCTTCATCTATCTCAACCTTTCAAGTAAGTTCTCTGACAATAGTGTTGTAAAAAAGAGGATACTTCCTTTCACCACAGCACTTTCATATAGCTCAGATAGTACTGTGTAAGCCCTCGTTAATTTTTGCTATAGGCTTGCAACACTCAGTATTGAACATACGAAAAAGCCTATTTCTACTAAGAAATAGGCTAGCATAATGACTTCTTCAAATTGCCCTGACCCGGAGTCGAACCGGGGTTACAATATGTTCGGTATACTTATATTTTTTCCGTTTTTCTGTCAGTTACTTAAATCAACAGTGGGAATTTTAAATAAAAAAAACAAAAAATCAAGTCATTTTTAAAGAAACTTGATTTTTTAGTTCTCAATTGAGGTTTAGAAGCCTCAAAAAACTTTTGCATGAGCCTCCTTGAGCTGGTTATTTGTAATATGCGTGTATCTTTGGGTAGTAATAATTGATGAATGCCCTAGCATTTCTTGTACAACTCTAATGTTCGCTCAGTTATTGAGGAGCTGAGTCGCATAAGAATGGCGGAACATATGACAGGTAATTCTCTTCCCAAAATTTAGCTGGTCACTGTATTTCTGCATAATTCATACAATCGTTGATTTACTTAATCAATGACCAAATCCATAATCATCATGGCGAATAAAAAGCAAAGATCAGTCACCCTGCATTTTCCTTGTGTGCCCAGATCGGAGAGAGACAATATTGCGTTCTCCTCTAAATTTAACATACTCTGAAGCCAGATTTTGGATCTCTTTTGTGATGTAAATTGGTCTGATTTTGTCCCCCTTCCCTACTATAGAGATCTCACGACTCTCTCATAGAATATCCTTAACCTTGATCGATAATAATTCAGAGAGTCTCATTCATGATATAAAAGCAAGCTTGCAGAATAAGAGATTTCTGAGTCTATTTTCTTCATTCTTTTCATTTTTTTCGATATGCTCAAAGAGCTGGGACAATTCCTCCTTAGTTAGATACTCCATCTGAGGAAGATGCACCCTAGGGATCTCAATCTTTAGATAATTAATTCAAGCATCATGCCTAAAATTGAGAAACTTGAAGAATTTTTTGATGGAGATAATTTTTGATTGAACGGTTTTTTCTGATAAAAATTTGTTTTTACCGTAGTATCTTGATGTTTTTTGTGTTGGTGTTTTGCGTAAAAGCTCGAGATATTCATAGATATTTTGGGTTGTTATTTCTTCAATAAGATTTAGTTTTTTTGCCCTGCAAAAACGCCAGAAAAGGACAAGATGAGACTTAAGACTGAAAACGGTTGTCTGTTTTTGACCTAGTGCTAAAAAATGCGTAGCACAGTCGTCAATTAAGTTTTTTTCAAATTTCATTAGATAGAATAGAAGATAAAAACTGAGTGTTGCAGAATTATCTTCATATGTAGTAAAATATTGTACTCAAAAGAATAAAAAAAGTCAAAAAATCTGATTTTTTTCTCTTTTTTGGCTTGAAAACGGCAAAGAAAAGAATAAAATCATACCGAACATACGGAAAAAACAACACTCAGTATTTTACATACTGAGCATTTTCTGTAAAATGAAAAAAACTCCAATAAAAAAGATATGAAGAAAGAGAAGAGAAAGGATCGCTAATGGTGGATCTGAATCTTCTCTTTTTTTGAAAATTTTACAAAAAAGAGGGAAAACTGACCTCACAGGTCGTCCAATAACAGTTGAGGACGCTAGAAGTTATCAGTTTGCCCATATTCTCCCCAAGGGAATGTTCCCTGAGTATAGATTGAATCCAGATAATATCATTCTCGTAGACTCTATCGAGCAACACGAGCGGGTAGATAGAACGGTAGCAGGAAGCAAAGAATTTTTCCGTTCTTGCGTTGAAAAATGAACAGCAAGGAAAATCCTTGCTCAAATCTGGAATCACCCCATTCTTTATCCCTTAAGGAAACAGGGATTAATTTAGTTTTATATATTTCCACAATATTATGCACAATACAAAGCCCAAAGTGTGAATTTGCCCTCATTGCTGAACAGGACTCCCCCCTCGGTATAAGGGTAAGCTATGCCTAGACTGTACGGACGCAGAAGCTAAAAAGATGAAGGTCAAGAGGATCAATATCACACAGAAGAAAAAACCAAGATCCAAAGGTAAAACGAGGTTATAAGTCAGATTTATTTTTTTGTATTACACAATGAAAAACCGAATCATCAAGCTTCTAGAAGAGCGAATAGAAGAAAAAGAAGAAAGAATCCTGACTCTAGAGCATGATAAAGCTATCTACCACAGTAATTATAGATACTGAAGCTATAAGAGTGTCTCAGAGGATGCGGTAAGGAGAGCAAATAAAGGGATCAGGATATTAGAGAAGGATCTTAAATTATTGTACAAGATTAAGGAGCGACTGGAGGAATAAGTCAGATTTTTTATCTTTTTTTTATTTTAATTTCTCATCATGGTAAGAAAGCAGAACAAGACCACCAAGGAGAAGAGTCTTATCAAGAGGAAGTGGTCTAGTATTCAGAAGGAGCAGGAATCCAAAGGAGCTATTTTTCTAGGAAGACCAGAAAAGTTCAAAAGCCCAGAGGAATTGAGAACGCTCTTTAACTGCTACCTAGCAAGCTGTCAGGAGCTTGTAAGGCTCCCCAAGGAGAATCCTGTACAGACAGAAGAGATAGACTGAGAACCGTTAGCGAACAGAAAAAACCCATGAATAAAGATGAAAAATAGTCTAATAACGGAATATACCATATCGGAACAGCGAAAACGGACAAAAGTTCCAACAAAATTAGGCTTCTATCTTTTTTTGGGTGGAATGAGCTCCAACACTTGGAAATCATATGAGATAAGGGAGGACTTTTTGCCAACGGTAGAGGCGATCAACAACTTCTTTGAATGGATATTAGAAAGTGGAGGGTTAGAAGGGACGATCAATCCGCAGATGGTGCAGTTTGTGCTCAATACGAGCTATGGAAGGAATCCTAAACAACTACAGGAGAATATGGAATATAGTTTTACATGAATTGAGATTGCGGATGTCACACAAGAGGGTATTGAAGCCTAAGTTTACTCAAAAGCAAAGAGAGCTTTGGCAAAAATTCAACGATAGCACCATCACAGAAATCCTCTACTGAGGAGGTGCAAGATGAGGAAAATCACGAGGAGTCTGTGAGATTATCAATCTGACTTGTATCGCTAAACCGTGAATTGTGTGGCTGGTAGGGCGTAGTGAGTGGGATGACTTAAGGAAAACTACACTTGCAACGTTAATAAAAGTACTGAATAATCACGGTATGCAACAAGGGAGGGAATATAATATCAATTTCCAAACAAAGGAACTTACTTATTACAATGGATCAAAAATACTTTTTGTTCCACTCAAGCAACAACCAAGTGATACTGAATTCAACTGGCTTGGATCGTATGAGATTACTTATGGGTTTGTAGATGAAGCTCAGCAGGTCAGCAGAAAAGCAATTGATATTATCCTGAGTAGATGCACGGAAAAGATCAAGGAATATAATCTTGTAGGGAAAGTGATCATGACCTGCAATCCTATGAAGTGTCACCTGTACAACGACTTCATCAAGCCACAAAAAGAGGGAACGCTTCCAGAGGATAGAGTTTTTATCCCATCACTTTACAAAGACAATCCCTTTATTGACCACGAAAAATACGAGAATTCACTTAAAAGAGCAGATAAGATCACAAAAGAGAGACTCTTGAATGGAAATCGAGACTATGACGATGATCCAACTAAGCTCTATGAGTATGATGATATTTGTGATCTGTTCACCAATCACGGAGAAAGTGGTCAGTATTATATTACTTGTGATATCGCAAGGCTTGGAAATGATAGCACTGTAGCAATAGTATGGGACTGATGGATATGAAGAGTATTTACTCGTAAAAAGAATAGAACTACAGAAACCGTTAACTTTCTCCACTGATTACAAAGGCAGTATCAGGTAAAAAACTCTGATACTATCTGCGATGAAGACTGAGTCGGTGGTGGTGTCGTAGATCAGATGGAATGCAAGGGATTTGTAAACAACTCTAGTCCTATTCTCTCTCCTGAAGAGAAAAAAATTAGAAACTATAAGAATCTGAAAGACCAGTGTTATTTCGAATTACAACAAATTATAGAAAGTTGAAAAATGCAACTGATCGTAATGGATAGTGATGATAAAGATCTAATCATTGAAGAACTTGATGTGATCAAGCAGAAAAATCCTGACAAGTGAGGGAAACTACAAATTCTAAGTAAAGATGAAATCAAATCTCTTATTGGTCGTAGCCCTGATCGTTCGGATGCAATAGCGATGAGGATGCGATTTGAACTCAATAAAACTCCTGAATTAGATATTTATTTCATATAGTAAGAGCAATGCTTAGTAATCCACTCTATCGAGAACCAAAACCACCTGAGTGACGACCTATAGGGAAATGGGAGGCTTTTTATAGGCTCGATTTTAGAACGCAATGTTTCATTTTTCTCAAATATAGAGAAAAATGGAATAAAAGATTGATTATGAAATTTCTTTTTATCGGATCAAAGACAACCTATCGTAAGTATGAAAAACAAATAGCGACAATAGTAAAAAAAATCTTTGAAAAATAGGTCAAAATTGACCCTTTATGGAGTCAGAATTTTGACTTTTTTTGATAAAAATAGATAACAGAACTATCATTTTATATTTTATAAGAAAGAGAATGAATATCGGAAATTTTAATATCAATTTTATAGAAAAGCTCACTGTAAGAGACTATCAGCAGATCAGTAGACTTAATACAAAATTTGAGAATAAAGAAATAGATGAAATCGAACTTGGAAATCAACTTGCCCTTTTTGTTATTGCTGATATTAATGGTGAAAAAGATAAAGAAAAAATCTTAAATCTGATTTTGGATATTGATAACATTGAAGACTACAGTCTCCTTAATGAAACTGTAGCAAAAAAGATTGATGAACTCGTAAATCCTACAAAAAAAAAGAGCTAGAGTATGAATACTCTAAGCTTTTTAAGTGACTTGGAGGAACAAGTCTTGAGGAGATCAAAGCAGTAGAAGTGATGAAGTATATGTGCTGGAGCTATGAAAACTATCTTGATTGTCCAATAGAAATTTTGGAAGCAATTGTGGTTAGAATGGGGTTAGAACAATTAAAGTAAGCTATTAAAAGAATACTTTTCGAAAAAGTGTACCAAAAAATCGAAAGAATAATCAGAAAATAAAAAATACAAAAAGGAAGAAAATAATAGCTCACAAAAGACTTCACTTATCTTCTGTTTCTTTAGTTTGTTTAACTTTAGTATGGTTATCGCTTTTAAGTAGAGAGTATAATCAATATCCCATCAAAAAATCTTTTAGTGTCATAGCTTTATACTATCAAGATAAACTATAGAAATTATACCTCTTTTATAAAAAAAAGCAAGCGAAATGAGCATCAAAAATACCATTGAAATTATAATTAGTGCAACAAATAAAGCAGGAGATGCTCTGAAGCAAGCTAGGAGTGATATTGCCCAAGTGGCAAGGGAACACAAAGAAACACTTCAAGGGATGGCAACATGGGGTGGGGCTGCATTAGGGCTCCTCACAAAAGGAGTAAAGGATTTGACAAGTTCTGCGGCAAATACAAAAGAAGCTCATCAAGCTATGGATAGGCTTGCAAAAACAATGAATATGGATTGAGAAAAAATCCTTTCATGACTTCAAAAGGCATCAAAAGGAACAGTTGCAAATTATGATCTCATCCTTGCTGCAAATAAGGCGATGTCACTAGGAGTTACAAAGAATACGAGTGATTTTTCTACTCTGATGGAAATTGCTAGAGTCAAGGCAAAGAATATGTGATCCACAACGACTCAAGCCTTTAATGATATTGTAACTGGTCTTGGTCGTGGATCTGCACCAATTCTTGATAATCTAGGGATTATTGTCAATGCAACGGAAGCGAATGAAGAATATGCAAAATCTATAGGAAAAACAGCTAAAGAATTGACTGATGCAGAAAAAAAACAGGCACTGATCAATAAAGTTGTTGCTGATGGGAAAAAGCAAATGCAGGAAATGGGAGATGTAGCACTCTCTGAAGCTGAGTGAAGTGCTAAACTGGAAGCTCAATTGAAAAATCTCTCTGATACAATAGGAACAGCACTTATCCCTATTGTAAATACAGCAACTGATATGATTGCACCATTGATTGAATCCTTTTCGAAATGGGCAGAAAAAAATCCAGGTCTTCTGAAAGGCATTGTTCTATTAACTGGAGGTGTTCTTGCTTTTATTACTGCTGTTTGAACAATAGGAACGGTAATGAATGCATTTATGAGTGTAAAAGCTGCACTTGTAGCTATACAGGCAGTATGAGGGGCTTTGGTTAGTGGGCTCGGTGGGGCATTATCCTCGCTCTGACCAATTTTTACAGCTCTTGCTTGACCGATAGGTATTGTTGTGGGAGTTTTGACGGCATTATGAGTCGCTTATGCAACCAACCTTTTTGGATTTAGAGATGCAGTAAATGGAGTGTTCGCAAAGATTAAACCTGTTTTAATAGAGCTTTGGAAAAACTTTAAGGAAGTGTTTGCTGGAATATGGACATCGATCAAAGAAACTCGAGATCAAGTTGCACCAATACTTCTGCCAATATGGAATGAATTTGGGACAGCTCTTAGTCAACTCCTTAATCAAGTAGTTATTCCTATTGTAAAGGTTTTTGCCGTTGTATTTGGAGAAACGTGGAATGCTAGTATAAAAACATTAGGAGAGGTAATAAGTTTTGTAAGGAATATTTTTACTGGGAATCGGCAAGGAGCTTGGCAGAATGTACAAAATATTGTAACATTATGGAAAAATGTGGTGGAGAAGATCTTTGGAGCATTTAATGAGAATTTAGGAGCGATATTTGGAGCAATCAAAAATAGGATACAAGGTATATGGAACGGACTCCGAGAGGGCATGAAAAATATCTGTAGCAGTGCAGTAAATTGGATCAAAGATAAGATTAATGCTGTCTTGAATGCAATATCCTCTGCTAAAGAAAAAGTAAGCAATTTCGGTACTAATGCTTGGCAAGGAGCGAAGAATATAGCAAACGGTGCATTGAGAGCGATAGGGGCTCGTGCAAGTGGAGGAAGTGTAATTGCAGGACAACTCTACAAAATCAATGAAATCTGATCTGAGTATTTTCGTCCTAGTGTCAATGGGACAATAGAACACAAAAATCAGTCTTCATCTTCTATTTCAATCAATTTTGGAAGTGTGGTAATCAATAATGGAATGGATCTGAATCAATTTGAGGAGAGAATAAAAAGTGTCATCTATAAAGAATATCAAAATGCAAATCTAGGATACTTTTAGTCATAAAGAGGAAATATGTTTAATCAACTGGTCTATAATGCTCTCGTCCCTAAAAAAGAATGGGGAGAAAGAGAAGTGAGTATCAAATATGGCGAGCTCTTTTTGCACGATGGGGAGCAAAAAACAGCAACGATAGAATATCTCAATTGAAAAACTACAAGTCGAGAGCAAGAACAAATTAGCAAGGATGAAGGAGTCTTTTATGGGTATCAGAAATGAGTCAAAACTATTCTTATCAAATGAAGAATTACTTGAGAAACAAGAACAGAACTTTTGGGAAAAATAGAAGAAATGAAAGCAAAGCTCGCAAAAGACAAGAAAGAGGTATTGCAAGTAAAAGAGTCAGATTGGATAAGAGAGCGAGACTGTGTTGTGGACAAATTTAGGCTCAATGAACATCACTGGAATGTAAATCGAATGGAACGAGAATTACAATTATTGAGCTATAGTTATGCAAGAGAGAGTATGCCTAGAGTGATCGAGATCAGTATTGATAAAGACGAAACAATTGTCCCTATCGAAAGAGGATGAACCGCACCTACTCAGCTTGGATGGATCTATAGTATCACTCAAGCAGGAGAGAATTTCAAAATCGAAGTAGGAAATCAAGAACTCTTGGTTAAAAAAGCTTTTACCTCAGGAGATATGATGCAATTAAAAAATAAAAACCTGACACTTAATGGTGATCGCATCTGATTTGTCGGAGTGTATCCAAAACTGGAACAAGAGCATGAATCCCTTAAAATTATAACGAAAACGAGGGGAAAATTTCAGATTTTTTACTTTTTAAGTTATGAGTAGATGGTATTCAAAAAATACAAAGTAGCGGATAATGCAATGGCAAAACTCGCACTACCACTTACTGAAACAACAAAAACCATCAGTATAAAAGATGCAATCAATATCCCTGATGGCTGAGAGCGGATTGCAACTTTGGTAAAGGTCGCAGGAAATGAGGTCATAAAAATGGAAAAAGTCATTGTAAAAAGCAGAACGGAGAATGTCTTACAAGTAGAAAGAGGTTTTGAATCAAATCCTTTGCAACGAGAGACAAACGACCTTCTTTGTCTGAATGTAACCGCTGAAGTGATAAGAGATTTGCAAAATGCAGTCGCTGAAATCGATGTCAACAACAAAGAATCTCTCAGCAATAAAAAGGCGAAAATAGTCTGAAATCATACTTCAAATCTCTTTTATCCTACGGTCAAGGCAGTATGGGATTGGGTAACAGGACTCTTGAGTAAAAAAGCCGATCTAGTAAATGGGAAAGTACCATCCTCTCAGCTCCCAGAAGTAAGCAAAATAGATGAAAGCAATCTGGTTCATAAGAGCTGAGATGAGACTATTGGAGGTAAGAAGAGTTTTA